GCATCATTCTTTAGTCCTAAAGTCCAATACTGAAATTCACCATCTTCCTTTCGACCAATAAAATGCGCTCTTAGCCTGTATTCTTCTGCTGGTAGAGGTTTACCATATCGAGGGTTTACATCACCGCTTCCGAATGACTTAATGTTATCAAGTGGGACAATCCACTTAGCATCTTCTTCTGTTCCAACTTCCATAGCGGAATTAGGAACTTCGGGGATATTCTTTGTATCAACATCACCGTTTACGATTTGTGACTTTTCAAATACTCCGGCAGATACTTC